GCCACACCGGAGCGTAATGCCCACGCCGGCGCAGAAGGTGACCAGGCGGTAGAGCGTGACCGGATGCAGCGGATGATCCCAGAACCGCTGCGTCCAGATCCGGCTGCCCTGCTTCCCCACAAGCATGGCGCCCAGAAAGGTTGTCGCCGTCATCAGGAAGAGATTGAAGAGGTAGAGCGACGCGCCATTGTCGAAACTAGGCGGGGCAGCCGTCGGCGGGCTTTGCTCGATCATGTTGGCGATGGCGCTGCCCGCCGCGCCGAAGAAAGTCGTCAGCATGCAGGCCTCCTGCTCATGGACATGACGAACCGCGCCGGCTCAGATCGTGATGCCGCGCCGCGCCAGAAGGCGCCGCGTGAAGGCATATTCCTGATCCAGCTCGGCATCCGACAGCGCGCGCGAAAAGATCATGGCCGCCGCGATGTCGACCTTGCCCTTCGCATTCGCATTATACTGGCTGCCCAGACGGTAGGGCTGCGCCAGCATCGGATCGAGCCCACTGTTCGTCGTCGCGGTCAGTGCAGTGCCCATGATCTTGGCGATACGGTCCCCCGCTGGAGTGCAGCGCCCGGTGAACATCAGCCAGCCGGCCGTCGAGGCATTGAAGTCAAGGGTGGAGGCGACGACGTTGGAGGCGGACCCTCCGTCATTGGCCACTTGCCCGACGGTGAGGCGGAGCAGATTGTTGCCCGCCGCCGCATCGTTGAGATACATAGAGCCGCCCAGGATCGCTGCCCCGCCAGTCTGCGCGGCCGATCCGGCGCTGGAGATGAGCGGGATGGAGCCGGCGTCCGGCAGCACCGCCTTGGCGACGCAGATGAACGTGAACTCAGGAAGGGCCTGGACGGGGAGGTCGATCCAGTTGACCGTGCCTTCGCAGCGGATGAAGAAGTCGCCGCCCAGTGCGGTCGGATCGCCCCGCATGATCGCGCGGTCCTTGCCGGGGGCAAGGTTCCGTTCGGGATCGCTGTCCCCGCCATAGAAGTTGGCGAACTCCAGCCCGTCCATGACGGGCATGACGATGGCCCTGGCCGAAACGAAGCCATCGGCCTTGGCGTCAACGAAAGTCGGCATGTCAGATTTCCTCGCTCTGAAGGGACGCGGCCCAGCACCAGTCGTCCAGGTTGTAAGGCTTGCCGACCAGCGCCGGCACGTTCGCGGCAGGGTCTTGCCCTGCGTTGGGAATGAAGGTGTAGCTTTCGGGCGCGACCATGCGGGACGCGCAGCGAAGGCCGATATAGCCGTTGTCCAGCGCCTTGGTGCCGATCTGGATCAGTGGCGCGCCTGCGGGCGTCACCGGCAACGTCGCTGCTACCGTCATCGCGCCGACCAGCCGCACATTGCTGAGCGGCAGAATGGTCGATCCATATTTTGCGCTGATGCCCAGGTTCGCCACGGTCTGCGCCGTGAAGCCGTCATAGGGATGGCCCTCGCTGATCGGGCCGCCGGTCGAAACAAAGTCGATGATGACCTCATTGGTCGCCGCGTTCCACGTCGCGCTGCGCGGATAGACGATGTTGGGGCGGCGGCCGTGGACCAGCACGCTCGCCCAGGCGCGGCCGCAATATTGGCCCAGCCAGCGATAGCCGTTGTTGTCGGGGTGCGCGGAGGCGACATTGACGACGGGATAGTTGGGGCCGGTCGGGAAATAGCCGTCCACCTGCGTCACCAGGTTGAGCTGGGCCTGCCCGACATGCAGGTTGGTGGCGTCAGTCGTGAACGCCCCGCCGGCCTGCGCGACAAACACCGCCGGGCGCTTCTGGCCATTGTTGAAGATCGCGAGCGTGTCGGCGTAGATGTCGTCGATCACCTGTTCGACGGCACCCTTATAGCTCTCAACAGTGGGATTGGCCCCGCTCAACCCCTCGTGATAGTCATTCTCGCCCTGGCCCCAGTCGACCCCCGCAAGAACGAACTCCTTACCTGCGAAGGCTGGGAGATCGCGGATCTGCGTCAGTCCGCTCGGGATGCGGTTGTAGATATTGGGGTTGGCCCCCTTCATCAGGTGCGCCACCGACCTGCCGCCGACTGCGCAGTCCAGCACCACGAACGGCGTGTCGGGATCCTCCTGGACTCCCCACTTGGCAAGGCACTGCTGCCGCAACCAGTAGGCCGCGCTGATTGAGACGCTTTCGCCAGGGACGGCAGTATCCGGCCCGATTGTCTCCAACAGGGCGTTATCGATCAGAGTGCCGTCATTATAGTGTGGCACTGCCAGCAACGGATAGAGCGCGGCCGACGTGACCGGCTCATAGACCGTGTCATCATCGTCCGCAGGGCGGCACGCCTGACCGAACGAAAAAACGTGCGTGTCCGAATAGGCGGGCTGCGTCGTGGTGAGCGGCGGATAGCCGCGCGAGGATCGACGGAGCGATTGCCCATAGGTCAGGATGATGTTGACCTTGCCCCGCTCGATCTGCTGCACGATCGGCATGAGATCGTTCTGCCCGGTCATCGCATAGGCGACGTTCGCGGCATCGCGGGCGGCATAGACCGAAGCGTCGCTGGTTGCAGCGTTGGCAGATGCAACTTCGTCGCTGTCGAAGAGAATGAAGCCGTCCTGATCCAGCAGCAGTAGCTTGTTCGGATTGTCCCCGGTGATGGTCAGGTCGCCGGCCGCGATCCTGCTGCCCGAGAGGGTCATTCCATTGCGGTCGATATACCAGTCGGCAAACCCGTCTCGATCGGCGCCGGCGCTGCCGATGCTGCCTGGGCTGATCGCGGCATCCAGCGCCGCAACAGGCGCGATGTCCTCACTGTCGAAGAGAATGAAGCCGTCCTGATCGACACAGACCATCTTGCTCGACGCGTCATCGAAAATCGTCAGGTCGCCAAGCTGGAGCCGCTTCCCCGACACGGTCATGCCGCTCCTGTCAGCATACCAGTCTGCAAAGCCATCCTGGTCTGCACCAGCGCTGCCCGGCGGCACGGTATCCACGGTTTCCCGCAGGTCGGACAGGCCGACGCGTTCGTCGCCGGTCAGGACCTTGGCCGCCTCCGTCTCGCTTAGGTCGCTCGCGCTGCCGGAGAATGCGACCGGGTTGAGACCGCCGACCGCTTCGGAAAGCCCTGCTACATCCGTGCTGAGCCCGTTGACGACGCCCGTCAGGTCGCTCACGTCCTGGCCCAGCCCGCCGACATCGACGCCGCCCAGATCGGTGATGTCCTCGGGCGGCTCGATCGCGATCAGGTCGGTCTGCTGGCCATTGCCAAAGATGCGGACGAAGGGCAGGCCATAGACCGCACTCGGCGGCACGACATAGTCCAGATCGCCGGGCGCGCCATCCTTGCCGATCACGAAGCTGTAGGTCACCACGCCATCGGCGACGACAGGCGTCAGCACATCGCCCAGCCGCACATTGCTGACATTGTTCTTGTTCTGGTTGAGGTTCTGCCAGCGCAGCTCCACGCCGTTGTTCGCAGGATCCGCCGGATCTGCCGCGCGCGCGATGCGATAGGTCAGGCGGTAGGTGCGACCGGGATAGATCGGCACGGCGATGCGCGGGGCGATGTCGACATAGCCCGCGACCGGATCGACGTCCGCGCCGGCCAGGCGCAGCGCAGCGCCATAGCCGGCCGTTGCGACCACGCTGCCGACGCTGACCGGCGCGCGTCCAAGGGGGTCGCCGGTGGTAACGGTGGAGAAGAGCGCGCGAGCATCGCCGGCACGCTCCGGTGCGCGGGGGATCAGCGCCTCCACGGGATTGACGCGCGCGTCCAGATCGTCGGGCTGCACCGCGCTGTCGGCCCTGGCGCCTTGCGCGCTGGAGGCGGTGTCATCCAGGGCATCTTGCAAACCGGTGACGCTGGCGATCGGCTGCGTTCCGGTGTGATTTTCCCGCTTCTTCAGATTGGCGTCCGTGTCGTTCGCCGTGGCGCCGGTCGCGATCCCCGACAGTTTCGTCCGCTCGGCGCCCGTCATGATCTTGGCCGAGGCCGTTTCGACGAGACGCGACACATTATCGCCGGGCTGCACGGCGCTGTCCGCCTTCGCGCCCTGTGTGCTGGTCGCCTTGCCTGCGAGGGCGGTCGCCACTGCCGTGCTGATCGGCTTGTTGGCGTCGGAGGTATTGTCGACATTGCCCAGGCCGACATCGCCCTTCGCCAGCGCCACATCGCCGGTCTTGCCCGCGACCATCGTCACCGCGTTGACCTGCGCGCCAGCGGCGATGCCGGCCAGCTTGTTGCGCTCGGCCGTGCTGATCCCCGCCGATGCCGGCGCGAAGTCTCCCACATTGGCGACAGCTGCGCTGCCCAGGTCCGCCGCGTTCGCCTTTCCGGGCAGCGCCGTCTCGACTGCATCCAGCCGGCCGTCAAGCGCGCCCTCGACGCCCTGCGCGCGGGCGATTTCCGCCGACAGGGCGCCAGCACCCGCCTTGCCGTCGACCAGCGTGCGCAGCGCCGCGATCTGGGCGCTATAGGGGTAGAGCCGAATATATTTCATAGGACGGTCACTCCGGGCGAGACGATGAAGGTTCCGGCCATCGCCAGCGGCTCCGCCGGCGTGGGGCGATCGATGACCAGGTCGTAGACGAAGGTGTCGGGCTGGTTGGGTTCGGTCCCGCCCACCGGCCCGCCGGGCAGGGCGGCGAGCGTCGCCTTGGCGATGACGATGCGGATGTGACCCGCCGCGGCGTCCAGCACGCGGATGCCCTGGCTGTCGTCGGTCACTTCCGACAGGCTGATCAGCGCCAGTCCGGGCTGCGCGCCATATTGCCGCACCTCCATTTTGAGCGTGCAGCTGGTCAAGTCCAGCGGCCCGTCATCTTCGTCCAGCAGCCCATATTCTTCGCGCAGGTCCAGGTTGCGCGCCGCCGTCAGCGGGACGTTGGGAATGTCCATCGATGGTCCTCTGGGTGAAAGCGTCAGGCGTCGGAGCGCTTGGACGCCGTGCAGGTGAAGGTGGTGCCGGCGACGGCCGCGGCGAAAGGATCGAAGCCGGTAAGGGCGTTGATGATGCTGTTGACGCCCACCAGGGACAGCAGCCCGGTCAGCACGTTCATGACCGGCAGCGCTCGGCTGCGCCAAGCGCGCACGACGCAGCCGATATATTTGCCCGCCGGTTCCGGCTCCATCGTCTCGCGCACCCAGCTTTCGACGCGAAAGGTCGCTGGCTGCGCCGGCATTGTGCCCGTGGGCGGCGGCACCTCGGTAAAGACGATGCCGGGGAAGGCGTCGAAAGGCTGCGTGAAGGTGATGGTCGCAAGGCCGTTCGCCTTGATGATGTGCGTCGCGGGGTTGCCGGTGGCGCTGTTCATGCGCGGGTGCCGATGCCCGGCGCCCGACACCTTCACCCCCTCGATCCCCGGCGCGCCGCCATTGGTCTCGGACATCGGCACATCGTCAGCCGGCACCGGGATGGTGCGGGCGATCTGCGCCATCTCATCGCGCATCGTCGCGACATCGTCCGTCGATGGCGCCACCAGCGGGAAGGCCCCGCCATCCTCGCGCACCGCGCCATAGACGGGGATCATTCGTCCTCTCACAGCATCCGCTCCGCCTTGGCGATGATCGCCCGATTGAGATTGGTCGGGATGGTCGACTTGCCCGCCGCCACGGTGGTCGCGACATCCTGCGTCGATCCATCGTCGAAGCTGTAGCGAACGGTGATCGCGCCGTCGGCGACATGCCGCGTCGTCCAGTCCAGCACGGCGACGTCAGCCGCGCGCGTTGCCGAAGCCGATGTGGTGACGATCCGGCTCGTCGGCTTCGCGCCGACCTCCAGCTGCATCTCCGCGACGTCTAGCGCGCCCGATGCGCCAGCATAGTTAGGCAAGGAGGAATCAGCGGTCGTTTGCAGCCTGACCTGCAAGCCGGCCGACACCGTAGCGGTCGCCGTCGCACTGATCCAGCAACGCCATTTGCCCGGCCCCGCCGCTTCGATGCCAGCGGTCGCGCCGCCGACCGTATAGACGACCAATCCCGTCGCTAGGTCGAACTTCGCATAGCGGTTCGCGCCACCGAATGCAGACGCCGCCAGCAGCAGCGTGAGATAGCGCTTGGGGCTGCCGGTCACTTCGCCGGCTTCGACGCTCAGGCAATAGGTCGATCCGCTGGTGTAGCTGACCGCTTGGTTGACATGGTGCGAGCCGGTGCTGGTGTCCTCGGTGATCCGTCCCGCTGTGGTTGTCGCACCGGTTTTGGCCCAGGCGGCGTTCGTCAGGTCCTGGCTGTAGAGCAGGCTGTTGGTCGCCGCCGGCTCGACCAGCAGGCCCGCCAACTGCCAGCCCTCGAGGGTATAGCGGTGGCTGAACCGCGCGGCGTCGGCCGCCGCATTCGCCCATGCCCCCGATGCGTTGCGATAGCTGCCCGCACTGGCCCGGGTCAGGGAACCCCCGACCGGAAGCGCGCCCGCCGAATAGTCGAACGCGCCGATCTTCACCGACAGCGGCCCGGTCGGATCGGACGGGATGTCGTCGGCGGTATAGGCCACCGCCCAATAATAGCGGGTGGAGCCCCCTTCGACATCCTCATCCGCCACCATGAACACCGTGCCCGGCGCATCGACCAGGCGCGGCGTCAGCGGGATGGCGGCGCTGAAATCGTCCGTGTCGCCGACGAAGAAGACGGTATAGGCCAGCAGCGGCGTGGTGGGCGCGCGCACGCTGATCAGCGCGCGATCCTCCGTCGTCGATACCAGCGTCAACAGCGTCGGCGGCTCCATGGAGAATGGCGGCGGCGTGGTGCTGTCGGTCATCGGCGCCGGCGTGCCCACCCGGCTCAGCGCCCAGTCATGCTTGGTCGGCGTCTCGGTGCGCAGCGTCAACGTGACGGTCGCACTGGTCGGGTCGATCTGCCGCTTCGTCACGATGACATCCTTGCCGGCGATATGGCCGAAGGCGGGATGATCCTCGATCGTCAGGCAATCGCCTGCGCGATAGCCCAGGAAGCGCAGCTTCAGCGGCAACACGATCGGCCCCGCCTCCCGAGCATTGGCGATGTCATAGGCCGCCAGCTGCGCCACCTGGTCGGGTGTCTCGCCGGCCCGGCACTGCACCATCGGATAGGCGACCATCTTGGTGCGCTCGCGCTTGTCGGTCGCCAGATAGTCGGTGTTGACGACGGTGCCCGCCGGCACCTGCTCCCAGAAATGATCCTCGCTGGTGTAGCGCGGCGTGATGCCGTTCACCCGGTCGCGGATCGACTGCGCCGTGGAAATCGACGCCTGACCGATCACATCGTCGATGCCGATCGTGCCGATCGACACGCGCGGGGCATTGATGAAGCAGGACAGGATCGCGCCATAGCGGATCGGCTCGCCGCCGCCGGCCTGCGCCAGCGATTTCATCACCTCCCACTTGTCATCGGCCGTCGTCACGCGCCCGCCGGACTTCCAGCCATTGGCATCGGCGATATTGGCCGCCTCGACAAAGGTCGGCAGGTCGATCGCGGCGATGTCCATGCCGACCCCGCCGACGCGCACATTGTCCGGCCCCTGATGCCAGCCGAGAGCGAAGGTGATCGCCTGTATCCAGCCGCACTCGCTATAGACCCAGGTCGACGGGTCATCCCAGCGGCAGGTGCCCGACCCGCCGGGATATGTGCTGTCCAGGCGCGGGTCGTAGCAGAGGACGCCTTCGCCCAGCCAGTTGAAGCGCGGCGTGCTGGTCAGCGTATGATCGCCCGCCGCGTCATACAGGAACGTGTTGAGCACGGCCGCATAGCCCGACAGCTTGTGCGCGCTCGTCCACTGTGGCGGCGTGCCGATCACCGGCGCCAGATAGCTGGGCTCGGGACATGCGCCCAGCGTCCGCTGCCAGATCCTATCATGCCCGTCGATCTTGTAGACGCCGGTCATCCCGCCGGAAAAGCTGATCGGCTCCTTTTCCATGTAGGTCTGCGCCAGGCCATTGATCGGCCCGCAACCCGACAGCACGCTGACGATCGTGTCATATTTGTTCTTGTCGCCATGCTGCTTGCGATAGCGAATATCGCCGCTCATCAGCGTGCGGCCGAAGATGATCGGGATCGCCGCGTCGGGATCGGCCGACCAGCTGGTCTGCACACCCGAGACCTTGGGTTTCTTGGCGGTCAGGGAAGCCGCTACGCTCAAGCCGGCCGCGAGGCCACTCGCAATCGCCGATGCAGTCGCACCCGAAGCGATGCCCGCGCTGGCGATCCCGCTCGCGAGCAGCGACGTGCCGCCGGAAGGGATGGCGGCGGCGATAGCGACAACAACCGCCGCGATCTTCAAAACCTTCCCCATCAGACTCTCCAGGCCGCCAGATACTGGCCGGGCTGGATGATCGCGGCGGCCTCGGCATCTTCATGATAGGCCAGCACGCGGCCATTGCCGACGCACACGCCGAATGTTCCCCCGACGCTATCCCCCGGCATTTCGACCACATCGCCAATGATCGCCTGCGCCGGGATGATCCGGCTATGAGGCATCCACTCGTCGAGACAGGCCGCCCCCGAACCTCCATGCCTGCGGAGGAACCTCGCCAAACCGACCGCGCTCTTCCAGCTGCCGCCGGGGCCCAGCACCGGGCGGCGCCCCATCAGCCGGAGATGGGCGATGACCATCTTCCCGCAATCATATTGCCCCCATGCGAAGGGGTGCCCCGCGAACCGCTCCACGGTCCTGCGGGTGGCGTCGCGCCGCGCTGCCAGGTCCATCGCTACAGCCGCACGTTCGGGCGATTCTCGATCGCCTGCCGGATGGCGTTCATGCCGCGCGTCGTCTGCACGCCGCCGCTGGGCGGGTTCTGCCCCCAATAGCCATTGTCGGTGACACCGGTGCAATGGTCCATGCCCAGTTCGCCGGGCCAGACCCGATGATGGAAGGCCGGCGACATCACCCGGTCCTCATCATTGAACATCAGCAATTCCATCTCGCTGACCACGTCCAGCTCGACCGACGCTTCGCGCATCCCGAACGTGTGGATCGGCACGTCGATGACGCCGCGGATCGCGACATAGGGTTCCCCGATCACCAGCCCGGTTTCATCGTCCCGCGCGCCCACCATGACGGTGATCGGCGAATTCTGGTTATCCGGGTCGGAAATCAGCGCAGCGGCTGCATCATCCTCGGGCAGGATGGTGACGGTCGTGCCGGGCGCTTCGTCGCCAAAGCCATCCTCTATTTCCTCGATCGACTCCCACACGCCGAACTGGTCGACCGCGCCGGCATAATCCTCGCCATCGATCGCGATCTCCGCCGACCCGTCCAGCAGCCGCGCGGTCATCGCCGGCAACTCGATCTTGAGCGCGCCGAACATGGTGACGCGCGCGCCGGCCAGCGCCGCGTCGAGGGCGGGGGAAAGGACGGTCATGACAATTTCCTAATATAGCGGCAGACGCGCTCGACTCTGCGTCGCACCCGCCTATCCTCCGGTCTGCGAGAACAGGAGGGAATCACATGGATTTAACCCTAAGCGTTCAGAATCAACTACGAGCCCTAGCGGACCGAGATATGCTGCTCGTGCTGCTAGCCGAATATATTCACGGAAATGCTGATCCAAGGGCAATGCGCCGGCACCTTGGTAACCAGCATGAGCGTCTGGCTCGGGCGCGTGAGTTCGACGATATAGACGCTGACACGCAAGACGTTGTTCGCGACTTCATGGTCCAGCACGGCGTCAAGCTTCTCGCCCAGATTGATCCAGATTGGCGAGCTTCACCTTCTCAAGAAAAGGGGTGATCTTTGATCCGGATGGCAGCGTGCGGAGGAGATGCCGCCGCTGTTCGTCGCGGATAATTTCCCGGATGCGAGCTTCCTGCTCAGGGGTAAAAATATTCATGCGCGCTCCACCACATCGAATTTGAGGCCGACCGTCCGCTGCATGTCGATCGGCCAGTTGAAATTGTCGCCCTCGATCCAGCCTTCGATCACCGGCTTGGCCAGGTTCACCGCTTCGCCGCCGACCAGCTTGGTGCGCAGCGGCCGCGTCAGCTCGATCGTTCCCGCGCCGGCGCCGTCCAGCACCGCCTGCGCCGCGGCGAAATAGAGGTAACGATGGCCGTTGCGCTTGATATTGAGCGCTTGTCCCATGCGGACCGCATAGCGCGGCGTGGCGCCGGTGATCTGCGCATAGCGCCCGCCGGCGACCGCGCCGGCGATCGTGATGCCGACGCCGGGTGTGCCGACGTCGAACTCCACCTGCGGCACCTCCAGGACGACGCCATAGCGCTTCGCCATCTGGCATCGCGCCACCAGCCGGCGGCCGTCGGGCTCCATCATCTTGGGCGGCACGGTGTAGGACAGCGTATGCCCGCCGCCCAGGCGGTCGACCTTGTTGATCGGCCCGCCCAGGACCGGCTTCTGCAGCACGCCGAAATCCGGCATGCCCGGTTCGGCCAGCTGGCACTCGACATCGGTCAGATCGACGAACGCCATCACTTGCCCATCCTGCGCCGCGCGCGCCGCGATGCGCGACGCTCCGTGGTGCCGACGGCCTGCGCGCTGGAGACATTGTCCATCATCTGGATCTGCGCCCACATCTCCGGGGTCAGGACATTGCCGCTGATGTGGTAGACGTTCCCGCCGCCGACGGGGCCGCCGACTTCACCTTTGCGCCGGACGGCGAATTCCTCGTTCGACGACATGCGGAACGCGACCACATTGCGATCGACCCCCGACATGCCGCCGACGGGCTTCATCCATCCGTTGGTGCCATTGGCAAAGCCGGCGAGCGGGCGCGGGGTCGAAAGTGCGGCGGCCATGCTCGCGACATTGCTATTCGCGGTGTCGATCGAACCCGCCAGCGGATTGCCGCCGCCAAAGATCGTTCCGATGCCGCTTGCGATGGCGCCTAGGAAGCCGCCTCCGGCGCTGCTGGAGTTCAAAGCATTCGCGCCCTGAGAGAAGGCATTGCGGAACAGCGAGAACAGGAAGTCGCTGATGCTGTTCAACCCTTCTTCCATGCCCCGCGCCGCGACGTCCTTCCACCAGTTGGAGGCGAAGCCCTTCAGGTCTCCGTCCAGCGCGGCACGCGCGGCGCCATTGATGACGCTGCGCCATTCGCCCTGCTGACGTGCCAGTTCTGCTTCTCGATCCTCGGTCTCAGCCTGCGCGCGGGCTTGGGCTTCGGGGATCTCCTGCGCCTTCAACTGCTCGATGCGGCGCTCGATGTCATAGCGCCGCTGCGCCTGCCGGATCGCCTCCTCGGTGTCGCCACGCGAGCGCATCAGGTCGATCTGGCGCTGAGCTTCATCCATGGCGAGCCACCGGGCGCGCCCCGCCGCGCGCGCGGCGTCGACCTTGGCCTGCTGTTCCATCGCCATGGTGGTCGCCTGCTCCAGGCGCAGCTTCTGATCGGTGATGTCGACCAGCTGCCGCTCGAAGAACAATATGCGGTCCTTGATCTCCTGCTGCCGTTCCAGCTTGAGCGCCAGCTCGTCGTCACCGGAAAGGCGCGCCATGTCCATTTCGACGCTGGCCTTCTGGTCGTCCAGTTCGCGCTGGGCAGCGACGCGGCGCGCGGCAGCCACGGCCGCCAGGTCCGTCTCGGCCGCTTTCTTCGCCTCTGCCGCCGTCAGGCCGGCATCCTCATAATCCTTGATCTGCCGCTTGAGGTCGACCTGATCCTGAAGGCGCTGAACCGTGGCGCTATCGCCGCGCAGCTGGGCGGCGTTCATCTCCGCCTGCAGGCGCATTTCCTCCCGGCGATCGGCAAGCTCCTGCTTTGTAGGGCCGGAACGGCCAGAGCCGCCGCGCGAACCGCCCCGGGTGCCGCCGGTCGCGCCATTGTCGTTCGCCGGGACAGCGACAGGAGCGGCGACGCCACCCTTCACGGTCTGAACGGCATTGTCGCGCGCCTTGCTCCATTCCCTCAGTGCGGCGTTCTGCGCGTCATAGTCGGCCTGCGCCTGCGCGATGATCCGGTCCTGCTCGGTCGTGCCGTCGCCGCCGCGCGCGCGGCGCGTGCCGACATCGACCAGCACCTTTTCGGTAACGGTGCGACGCTGGCGCGTGCCGGGCACTGTCTCCGTCCGCTGCTGCTCGACATATTTCTTGCCCGCCTTCGCCAGCGACATCGTGCTCAATGCCTGCGCCTTGCGCAGCGCGATCTCGCCCGCAGCCTGCCGGAATGCCGCATTCGCTGCATCGATGCGCGACTGCGCAAGCTCGCGCACCCCCTTTGCCACACCCGAGGATGGATCGGAGCTCAGGATCTTGTTCATGGCCGCCGACGCGTCCGACGCGGCTTTCGTGGCGACCGCCTGCGCATCGGTTTGGGCGGCAGCCTCCGCAGTGGCCTTGCTCATCCCGTAAAGCGCCAACGCAATGCCGCCGATGACAGCGGCCCATGGCATCAGGAACGTCATGGCCGCGCGCAGGGTCGTGAACCCGGCAGCCGCGCCCGCTGCGGCGGTTCCTGTCGACGCAGTCGCCGCCGCCGTTGCCACCGAGGCAGGAACGACGCGGCCTACCAGCAGCGTTGCAAGCCCCGCCCACATCGTGATCGCCTTGCCGCCCAGGACAAGAACCGGCCCGACCGCGGCGGTCAGCCCTAGCATTGTTCCGATCACCAGCTGGATCGGCTGCGGAAGATCGGCGAAGGCTCCGATCGTGGAAGCGACCAGCGTCAGGACCGCCGTCAGAGCCGACAGGATGCCGCTGTCGCCCAGCGCGATAGCGGCGGCTTCGAACGATTTGCGCACCTGCGTGATCGCCCCGGACCAGCCCTTCATCCGCGCTTCCATCTGGGTCTGCGCCGACGCCTTGTTGATCTCGGTGCTGAGCCGGGCCAGCCCATCGGCGCCTTGGTTCATCAGGCCGATAGCCGTCCGCATGGCGTCGGTGCCGAAGATTTCCGTCAGGACTTCGCTTTTCGCCTGATCGCTAAGGCCGCCGAGCTTCGTTTGCAGTTCCTGCGCGATCTCTCCCATGGATCGCATGTTGCCCTGGGCATCGTAGAAGGAGAGCCCGTATTGAGCGATGGCCTCCTTCGCCTGTTTCGACTTGCCGGGCAGGGTGGTCAGGAAGGTCTTGTAGCTCGTGCCCGCGTCGGAACCGGACGAAAACAGCGAGGACGTGGCGGCCAGAACGACGTTCATATCCTCGAACGACTGGCCTGTGCCGCCCGCGACGCCACCGGCCTGGCCGATCGCCGCCCGATAATCATCGAATCCCATTTTGCTGACCAGCATCGCGCCGGTCATCTTGTCGACAATGCCGGGAAGCTCGGACACGTCGCGGCCGAACTGCTGCAGGATGTCGGTGACGGCATCGGCGGACGGAGCGAACTCGGCCCCGTTGGCGGCAGCGAACTTCAACGTCGCCTCGGTCGCGCCCCCAAGGATCTGCTGCACATTCAGGCCATTCTTGGCCAGCATCTCCATCACGTCCGCGCTTTCCGCCGCGGTCGCCGTGAAGTTCCGATCCTTGCCAAACGCGATAGCCTGCTGCTTCAGTGCCTCCAGCTGCTTGCCGCTGGCCTGGGTAGCCGCCTCCACGCGGTTCATCGCGCTTTCGAACTTCGCCGCCATCCCCAGGGCAGCGCCGCCGACGGCCAAGATCGGAAGCGTGATGCCGATGCTGATCGATTTGCCGATCGTCTCGACCCGCTGGCCCATCTTCTCCAGCTTTCGGGTCGATCGCGCCAATTCACGCTCAGCGTCGGACAGGCCTTTCTCGAAGGCCGCCGTGTCGAGCCCTAGGACGACCCGGAGTTGCCCGATGATGCTACTGGCCATAGGGTTGCTCCAGACAGGGAGAATCAGATGCGGAAATCGACAATTGCGGTCGCATTGTTATTGGCGGGGTGCTCAACCACTCGAGTATTGGAAATAGAGCCGTCGTTCGTGATCACGAGCACGAAGAGCACTGACGCCCTTACCGAATGTATATCTCTCGCAATTGCGCCGCTGGGGCAGCCGTCGGTTATACCGGGGGAAAGTCGAACCATAGTTGCCGTTGGCGGCGAGTCACTTACCTCGACCGTCGTGACCATTGGCCACGATAGCCCTCACACGATTATCTTCCGCTCTCAAATGATGGCGCAAAAGCATTGGATCGAGAAAGTCCGCGGTTGCGCTTAGCTATCGTCGCCTTTTCCCATCAAGGAAGCTCCCCCACGCCGACGCCTGCTTCTGCCACGGCCGCGCCTTACCTGCGCGGGTCGGGGCGGACTTGTGCTGCAGCTCCTTCTTCAGGTCCGGCAGCTTCTTGGCGCGCTGATAATAGGCCGTCCGCCACGCGCCCATGATGATCATGTCGGCGTCGGAGCGGCGGCGCTGAGAGGCAGCCTCTACCGCTTGGGCGAAGAGCCGCGGCGTTTGCCTCCAGAAGGCTTCTTCGGGCTGACCGATTTCGAGCCAGATTTGCCGGCACTTGGCGATGTCCCAGGGGCTGGCTCGCCCCCCGCGCGAGGGTCCACGTCGCCGCTCCCGGCCGCCTCCGGGAAGGAAAGCAGATACGCCTCGGCCAGCAACTCGCTCGCACGCTTGTGACCGAGCGCCTGAATGATCTTGCCGGCCGTACGCGGATCGACCGCGCCATGATGCTCTTCGAGAGACGCCTGCATGACGGTGATCATGGCGGTCGGCGATGTCAGCACCTGGGTGCCGATATCCTCGATCAGGCCCTTGAGCGTCGTCTCCACCGCAGCCAACGCGTTGAAGTCGAACAGGAGGATGCCGCCCTTCTCGAAGCCGATCACGTCGACTTCGGGAAAGGCGACCTCGCCCTTATGTTTGTTGGCCAGCGGCATATCAGCCGGCCGCCGGGGTCAGGACGGGCTTGCCACTGATCTTGAAGGTCGCGGCGCCGGTCATCTTGTCATCCAGCGGAGTGGCGCGGCTGTGGCTGGTGAAGAAGCCCTTGATGTCGAGGGTGGCGCCATTGGGATATTCGATCTGCCATTCCGACAGGCCGCCGGTCTCGATCGCGTCGGTCACCACATCGTCATCGGCAACGCCGGGGATGAGGTTGTAGGTCAACGTCGTTTCGCCGGCATCCTTCAGGCCCGGCTTGAACTCGCGCCAGCGATCGGGCGAGGTCATGTGTGTGAATTCAACCGAATCGATGGTCGTTTCGGGCGGCTCGAATTCCACGACTTCCGCCAGCGTGGTGTAAGTGTCGGCGGCCGTCTTCTTCTTGAAGAGCGTGCCGTAACCGATATCGGTTTCGTCAGCGGTTGCTGCCATCTTTATGCTCCTGCCTTGGAATGCCAGACGTCCAAATCGAGGCGGAAGCGGTGGACAACGCCACTGCTGACCGCCTTGTCCTCGTCCGTGCTGGCGTCACGGTCGATGACGAAGATGCGAAAGCGATATCCGCCGAAGGTCGCGCGCAGGCCGTTGAGGCCAGCCTTGATGCCGCGCGGGGCGATAGAGAGCGATAGATCCTTGGCGATCTTGTGCGTGTCGGCCCATATGTCGATCTGGACCCGAGATCGGGTCCAGCCGCTGGGTGCGGCCAGGTTCATCTGCTCGATGTCGCTGATGTTCCACAGGACGATCGAAGGGTAGGGACGTCCCTGCGGAGACAGGCTCCAGTCGACCCGCTTGGTGACGGCATCGAAAATGCCCGGCATCGCAAGGATATATGCCCGTAGTGCCTCTTCCATCTTTTCAGCCGCGCGCCAGCTTCCGCGCCCGACGCCGCGCTGCACCATCCACAGCGCTGCCGAGATCAGCCGCAAGGTCCGTCAGCAGGCTTTGGCTATGCTGATCCCAGGCCTTGCGCATATAGCCGGCGGGCGGATTGTGGATGCTGCCGAACTCCTGCGGCACCGCATGGCCATGCTGCGTCTGATCCGGTCCCATATAGACCTCCACCGACGACTTGTCGGCGAAGCGGCGCTTGCGCTGCCCATGGGTGCCCTGGCGCGTCGAAACGGCGATGCTGTCCCGCAATTCGCCCTCACCGACAGGGGCATTGGCCTTGGCGCTGTCGCGCATCGGCTCCAGGCGCTTCTTGCCGAACCGCGTGAGCGTCGCCTTGCCGGTCGCGCGCGGCAACGAGCGCAGGACGTCATTGATCGCGCTCAGGCCCTCGATCCGGGTTCTCGACATGTCACGCCTCCTTGGGGCGATCCGGCCGGGCGGCGGTCGTGATCTCGATCACGTCCTCGCGCTCGCGCCCTTCCTTGGTGCCGGTCACCGCATAGGTGACGCCCTTATGCTTGATGACGAACCCGCCGGTGATGGTGCGGGTCAGGACGTCAGATCTGACCGTGAAACGCGTAGTCAGTTCCTGGGCGTTCTCTCCCGCGCGCAGGCGCTCGCCATCTTTGACGTCGACCTTCTTGGCCCAGCGCTTGCCGACCTCAGTCAGCGGTCCTTGCACCGTCGCGGTGCCGTCGTCGATTTCGCCGGCAGCCCAGATGGAGATGCGGCGATGAAACTCGCCAGCGCTGCGCCGCGCCATCAGGCATAGACCCTGAAGGGCGAGAGCAGGTTTTCCACGGTGGTCGACATGGGGATGGATGTCGGCGCAACGTTCATATCGCTGGCCGTCTCGGTAAAGCGATACATGTCGCCGACCATCAGCAGGATCGCCTGCTTGATCGGTTCGGGGACGTTCGACACGATCGGATCGGCATCCGGGTCCACTGCGTAGCCGGCGCGGTAGCGGATGCGGACCGTTTCGGCATGGCCGCGATAGGCACCCGGCGTCGGCCAAGACTTGCCCCAAGCGCAGCCGAGATCGCGGCCGAAAAGCTCATAGGTGTCAGGATCGACCAGCACTGGCTGGCCGGTGCCGTCGAGATAATGGACCGACACGACGTCCACGATCGGCTGATAGGAAAGCCGGATCAGATCGCAGAAGCCGCACATCCGGGCTTCCAGCGTCTGGAGGCCCAGCGCGCGGCCAAGCCAGCCGTCTGGGCCGTCGATATGCTGGGTCGCGGCGGCAATCAGCCGCTCGACCATCTCGCGCTGCTCGTCATCGCCATCGAGGCGCAAATGCTGGTCAGCCTCCTCCCACGTCACGACGGGCGCGGGAGGGGTGATGACGATGACGCGCATCAGTCGGCCTTCTTGGCCTTGTTCGCTGGGGCGCTGCCGCCCTTATTCTCAAGCGCGCCACCTTCCGCCTTGTTGCTGGGCGCGGGCTCAGCCTTCTCGGCATTGGGATCGATCAGCACGGTGCCGACCAGATGCTTCACGATAGCGGGGTCCGCCAAGCGTGTATCGCCTTTTTCGAACTGATGCTGCACGACACCGTCGTCGGTGATCTTGTTGCCCAGATGCTCCCGGGCGACTTCATATTCTACCAGATCAGCCATTGCGGCCTCCTCAATCGAACCAAAAGAGCCGGCGGGGCAAGCCCCGCCGCGATGG